GTTAAGCAGCGTGAGGCTATGGCTTACGAGCAGCAGGTAGACGCTCAGGCAGCGGCTGCTAGGATGTCTGGCAATGAGTGATAGAAGCAAGACCCTGATGGCCCGTGTGTCTTTCCACGGGCCTGACTGGGCAGCCATCAAGGAATGGCTGCAAGAAGAAAGACAAGAGAGACTTGACAAGCTAGTCAAGTCAACATCATGGGACGACTCACTTAAGCACCAAGGCGCCATCAATCAGATTGACAGGCTCCTGCGTGTGGAGGAAGACGCGAGAAAGGCTCTCGCCTCTAGATAAGGACACTAATGAATACCAATCCACTAACCACTGAAGAAGCTAGTCAGCTATTCACCGAAGTAAGTAAAGCTGTGATGGAAGGCGACGGCGTAGCCCTCGCTAATGTTCTATCACAAGAAACTCCAGAAAAAGAGGAGCACCCTGAGGAGGATACTTCCGCCGAGGAGGAGGTAGAAACCTCTAACGATGAAGCCGAAGGTGATACTCCTGAGGAGGAAGATAATGAACAGCCCGCCGAAGAGGCCGGCAATGAAGATGAGGAAGAGCAGGAAGACGATCCTATCTCTGCACTTAAGGCCGAAATTGCTACCCTAAAGAAGGAGCTACAGGCATCTAAGTCGCAGCTAGGTAGAGTGTCTAGTCTACAGTCTCGCCTCGCAAAGCTAGACCAGCAGCTAAGGGAGCGTACTTCTTCTACCTCTGGTCAGATCACAGAAAAAGTCGATCCAAAGATTCGTGCAGCACTGAAGGACTTGGAGGATACCGACCCAGCTCTTGCTAACGCGGTGGCGGAAGCCATCAAGGAAGCTCTAGCTACGGTTGCTTCTGAATCAAGCGCGCAGATCACTGATACAGTGAAGGCTCTCCGCGACATTGATTACGAAGATTATCTAGAGCAGCAGAAGNCTATTCTGCTATCTAAGTATCCTAATGCTCCGCAGGTGTTTGCTAGCGAACATTGGAAGGCTTGGAAGGCCAGTGCGCCTGAGCATGTACGAAGCCTAGCCAGTTCTGATAGTGCTGAGGCTATGCTACTTGCCCTTGATCTGTACAAGCAGGATATGCTAAGACGCTACCCTGACCTGGCCAAGGAGCAAGAGCAGAGCACGCATAATACAGGAAAGGCTTCCGTAAACGAAGAGGCCCAGAGGATTGAAGCATCACGAGCAAAGCGTAAGGCTACCTCAGTGGACGTTAAGGGAGGACGTGCTCCTACGCCCGCGCGAGAACCTCTCGACCCGGATGCTATCTTCCGACAGGCTATGGAGCTTGCCCGTAAACGAAGGAACGGGGAAGTATAACTAATAAGAGGAACTAAATGTCTTTCGGTATTACTACTTACGGAGATATCAGCCCCCGCGTTGGTATCTATGCTGTTGCTAACTTTCTAGCTCATGCTGAGCCAGTAGAGGTGCTGGCTAAGTTCGGTCTAAACGAGGCCGTGCCAAAGAACAAGGGTCAGCTAGCGGTATTCCGTCGCTTTATCCCATTCGAGATCAACACCACCGCTCTAGTGGAAGGTGTCACTCCAGCTCCAAACCAGCTACAGTACGAGGATGTTTCCGTTGTACTGAGCCAGTATGGTGCATGGGTTAACTTCACTGACGTAATTGCTGACACTCACGAAGACCCAAATCTCCAGAAGATTACTATGGGTCTAGGCGAGCAGGCAGCTGCTACCAAGGAAGCTATCATCTGGCGTGAGCTGATCGGTGGTACTAACGTGCTCTACACCGGCACTGCCACCCAGCGCTCTGAGGTCGCTGCTCCGATTTCTGAAGAGGACCTAATCGCTGCTCAGCGCTACCTCAAGGCAGCTAAGGCTAAGCCTATCACCAAGATGCTTAAGGCTAGCACCAACATCGCCACTGAGCCTGTAGCTCCAGCCTACATCGCATTCGGTCACACCAACCTAGAGCCAGACTTCCGTGCTCTAACTGGCTTCGTACCACGCGAGAAGTATTCTAACTACAACGTAGTTAGCGAGTGGGAGCTTGGTAAGTTCCAGGATATCCGTGTAGTGCTATCACCTGACCTAGAGATTTTCTACNGTGCTGGTGATACTTCACCTACTGGTGTCCTTAGCGCGGATGGTGTTCGTGTTGACGTGTATCCAATCGTCATCATTGGTCAGGATGCGTTCGGCATCGTACCACTACGTGGTATGGATGCNGCTACTATCACCATTAAGAACCCAACCCCAACCTACGAGGACCCACTAGCACAGCGCGGCTTCGCTTCTTACAAGATGTGGTATGCCGTTGTTCGCCTAAACGAGGCTTGGATGGTTCGTATCGAAGCTGCGGCTTCCGCCTAATTCAGCCTACTTAGAGGAGAATAACTAATGGCTATCTACACTTCAAACCTAATCAAGAAGAAGCACCGCCATCGTGGTATCTACGGCGGCAAGGAGTACTCAGTAGAGGGTGTGATTCGTATCCCAAGCGGTACTCAGCTGACTACTTCTGACGTTCTCAAGTTCGTGCCAATCGGCGAGAACCAGGTCGTCAAGGAAGTATGGGCACACGCCGTCGGCAATACCGGCTCTCTGGCTATCAGCATCGGCTACGCTCAGATGCTGGACAGTGCAGGTAATCCGGTCAAGGTGCAGCGCCAGGGACCAAGCGCTTATGTCCCAGCTAGTGAGACCTTTACCTCACCTACTAGCAACCTGAGCGCCTACGCCGCAGCTGCTGCCCTATCTACCGCTCGTCAGGTAGTTGCTCCGGCTATCAAGCTTGCCGGTCCTGTGGATCTGGCAGCCGCTGTCACTACCGGCGAGACTCTAGCCGCTGACGTTGAGATTCACGTTGGTGCGGTTATTGTCGGTGAAGTCAGCGATGAAGAGCTAGTTGGTGGTTATCCACCACGTACTGATTATCTACTAGACTAATTAGTACAATAGTAGGCGGGGCCCTCCGGGGCCCTGCTTACCCCTAGTGGCGAACGTCCACCCATCGTAGCGAACGTCTACCCAAAGGAAACATAATGAACGATATTGTAAGCGTCGATTTTGATGCAATGAAGATTTCCGAGCTGCGTGAGTACGCTGCTCATATGCGCATTCCTCTAGCCAAGACTGCAACCAAAGAGGAGATCAAGGAAGCCATTAAGCGTAAGCTAGCTGGCCGCGCAGCGCCAGTGCTTGCTAAGCAGGGCGATAAGGTACCTCCTGGTCATGCTAAGATCATTATCAATGAGGACCCGAATCCAGGTTCTATGCAGGTACCTATCTACCTTAACGCTAATGGTTACGTATGTACCATCCCTCGCGGTAAGGAAGTTATTGTCCCTATGCGCGTAGTTCGCGTTCTGCAGGATGCTAAGGTTAATCGCCTAGTACAGAAGGAAGTGCAGGACCAGTATGGCCGCATGGTGTTCCAGAATACCACTGTCACTGTTCCTAGCTACCCATTCCAGATTCTAGAGGTGAACCCTGGCCCTGAGCCTCTGACTATTCTAGAGAAGCAGAAGCTGCGAAGCAATGGTCCACGTAAGCGCTATGCTGAGNTGTTCGGTCGTTATCCACGTCCAGCAGAACTGCGNCGTGCTATAGAGAAGGGACTAATTAAGCTTCACGATGATGAAATTGTAGAAGCTCCAAGTCCAGATATGCTGGAAGCTGAAGAAGAGGTATAACCATTGAATTACCTAGAACTCTGCAATACGGTACTGGAGGAAGGGGGTCTGGAAATGACTCTGCTAACTCCAGACAACTGGAATTCCGTTGAAGCTGGCCGTCGCATTTATCCCCGCGTTAAGCGCGCCGTTGCTGGCGCATGGAAGGATTTGCAGATGGACAGGAATGAATGGGAGTTTAAGTCAAAGGAAGCCACTGTAACTATCCTACCTAGGATTCTTGTGGATGGGGTGATTATGTCACCCCCTTCACTAGGTCCAGCCCCTGGNGTTAAGTATAAGGGCACTACTAGTGGGCTAGAGATAGAGGTGGTGGATGTTATAGCAGGGCCGGAGACTGACGAATTCTACCTAGACTTTAAGAGTGACGGTCAGTGGAACCGTGCTCTAATTGGTGAGATATTTGAAGAGCTGTCTCCTAACCCTGGAGACAGTTCTTTTGTTTATAGGGGNCGAGGAGCTTACAGACTGCGGGAC